AACGCTGATTCAGCTTGACGATGGCAGGATAATGCGTGGAGTCGAATGCCAGTATTCGTTCAATGTGACTTAAAGTGACCAATAACGAAATGGGGTGGACAGAACGATTGACAGGGAGAAGGTAATCTATGACATCGAACGGTGCATTTGCCATGTGCCAGATGCCTGTAGAGATTGTTCACACTACATAGAAAATGGAAATGCAATAGGGTGCATGGAAGAGTTGCTAACGGATGCTCTTACTCTTCTGAAAGAGCAACGTGAACAGAAAACGGGTCATTGGACTGTTCTTGACTTCTGTGCAAACGAAGGCATCTACTGTTCAGAATGTCATATGAAGATATTTGATCGTGCAACGAAACCAAAGAAAAAGTTTTCGCAGTATTGTCCGCATTGTGGGTCAAGAAACGAACAGTTTTTCAGAGATGGAGAGGTAGTGTTCAGATGAAAACAGGAAGGTCGTTGAAGCGATATGAGTGAATGGAGTCCGGTAAGTTTTGCACCGCAAGGTTGGCAATGTCCTGTCTGTGGACGGGTATATTCGCCAACAACACCTATGTGTTACTACTGTGGCAATGGTGAGCCATATACAGTTTCAAGCACAACAGTTGGTGATGATAAGATTGATTGGTTGCACCATGGCAGCTATGTGTCAGCATACACAGAGAAGGAGAAGAAAGATGAGTCTGGACAAAGCGATTAAGCACGGCAAGGAACACCGTAAACCTTATACCGGCAGCAAAGCCATTGACGGAACATGCAGGAACCATGGCGGGTGTCCTTGGTGTGAAGAGAACAGGAAGCATAAGTTCCGTGACAAACATCCGGAAGAAGATGTGCTGATTGAAAAAGACACAGAGAGTAGGTGAGACTGAAATGAAGCACGATCAGTTCGCGGCAATGAAATTTGACAACGGGGAGATCATGTATATAAACGCACAGTATATCACTTCATATGCTTATGCAAAGGAAAATGACGAAACGCTTATTGCCGTTCTTGCTGAAGGAAAGGAACTACATTTTCCAGGCGATCAAACGCATGAAATCTATGTTTCAATTAACAACTTAAATTGAGAAGGAGGAAGAACTGGACAATGGCTAAGTTTATCGAACTTCGCTTCGGTCAGGGTGACCTTGGCAAATCTTTAACACACAGGAAAGACGTGGAAGACAGAGAGTATTTTATCCAGCGCGAGATCATTCCCGTCAAAGCAATCGAGGACGTGTACGTTATCCTTCCGGAGAAGCGGAACATCCGGATTACATACAAGCACCGTGGAAAGCTGTGGCAGCGTACTGAGTACTATAAGAATGAGATCGACTGCATTAAGCGTATGACCATGATCCGCAGGGCATGCGGGATATCTGCCAATGATGTTCTCATGAATCCGGTTCCGCTGCCGATGGATGCGGAAGAAATGGAGAAGGTAAAGAATGAAAGTGTATGTAGTGACAGCCGGTGAGTACTCCGATTATCACATTGAGAAGATCTTCTCCGACCGGGAATCCGCACGGATTTTTTCCATGTTGGACGCGGACAGGAATGTGGAAGAATACGACATGGATGATGTCGGCATTGACAATGCCATGAAGTATGTCCTGATCCGGTGTAACTTCAAGTACAGCCACATAGACATCCTGGAGATGACGCTGTGCAGCAAACCGGAGGTTCCGCATGTGGAGGACGACTGGAACCTTGCGTTCGTGTTTACGCTGAACCTGGATAATAAGCGTCTGTACGACTCCATTATGCGGTATGGAAAAAGCAGTGGGATGGTTCGGAAGATTGCCGCCGCCAAGTTTGCCGGGTATCTGTATGAGCACGGTACCACGAAGGAAGAGATTATTCAGACGTACGAGAAAAAGCACACGCCACCCGGGTATTATCCGATGTACACCACGTCCATCCATACGGACGCGGTCGGTGAGTACCTGACAGAATTCCTGAACAAGCATGTGGCAGAGAATATTCCGCTTCCAAGCCTGCCGGAACTGCAATGCATGGCGGAACAGAAGCGGAAAGAATTGGAGTTCAAGAAGTATGAAGGGTAAGCAATACTGCCGATACTGTGCTTTCTGCTTTGAAGCGGATGACTTCCGGTGCAGTAACCATCCGAAAGGACTTCAGCCGCACTGGACCCGTGAACAGATCAACAGACCCAATCATTGCCCCAATTTCGCCCTCTCTGACCTTGGCGACGTGGAGTCCGGAAAAATGTACCACCCATTGGAAGCAACCCGTAAAACCGCCGTTAAAAGCCTAATAGAAGGGCAAATAAGAATGGAGGATATATATGGAAATTAAGAACGCTAAAATCTCCAAGGCTACGATCTCCATGGCAGATCACGGCTTCCTGACATTCTGGGTGTATCTGGACGGAGCCGGATGGGGATGCGGATTGGGTGGGTACTGCATCGGAACCGGTTACCTTGGTGCGGACGAGGATGACTTTACCGCAGAGTCAGGAGATGGACTGGTTGCAATGATGCGGATCATGGATACTGTCGGCGTGGAAAAGTGGGAGGATCTGCAAGGCAAGTATGTCCGATGCAAGGTTAAAGGATGGGGCGACGGCGTCGATGAGATCGGGCATATCATGCATGACAAGTGGTTCAATATCAGGGAGTTCTTTGCGGAAAGGAATGGAAAAAATGACAGGCAATAAAGCTGTAATCATCAGTCTGCATCCAAAGTACGTGGATCTGATTCTCCGTGGTGCCAAGACCCGCGAAGTCCGGAAACGCGCTCCGCTCCAAAGGCACCCATACAAGGTATATCTGTACTGCACAAAGCCGAAGACAAAGGATCCATATGAGTACCTTGAAGTACACAACGATAAGGACGGGAAAATCTACAAGGCAAACGGGTATGTGGTCGGCGAGGTAACCTGCGTAAGTACCATTGACGTTCAGCGACCGTTCAGCAGCCTGGTTTCCGGTACCTGCCTGACGGCAAGGGAACTGTACGAGTACGCCGGAACAAACGACAAACTCTCTTTCATGGCATTAGAAAACCCAATTACGTATGACGTGCCGAAGGAACTGGCTGAGTTTGGGCTGACCTATCCACCACAAAGTTGGCAGTACGTGGAGGAAAAACCATGAGCATGACAAACTGCGTAAACTGCGGATCGGCAAAGGAAACAACACAATCTGTATGCCCCTTCTGCGGTACGTCCTACTTTGACCTGACAGATATCGACCTATGCCGGACAAAACCGTGTGTGGTCCGGTTCAAATTGGACGGGCATACGTTTCAGATGAAGATGTTTGTCAGACATGCGGAGTTTACTATTGAACCGCAGTACATGGACATAAGATCGCTTGACGGTACCGTACCAAGATACCTTAACACACGGAATAATACGACAGTGAACATTGAATTCATCAATGCGGATTGATTTTATTTGTTGCCGAAAATTACAATACGTGGTATAATTATCACAATCGCACATAAGACCTTTTGTAAGGGGGAAAGACAATGTACGATACAACGACCGCCTATGACCATGTATGCGGTTTTTATATTTGCGGAAAGGAGGTAAACACATGTGTCAGAAGCAACACAATTAATTCCAAACTGGACATTTGAGGACTTCCTGACCGAGCGACCATATGAATGGCTGTATGCGCAGAAGGATAATAAGTTTATGTTGCAGATCCTTCTGAATAAAATGCAGACTATCGCAAAGGAACTGAAATTCCCAGGTTTTATGCGTACTTGGAACGCATACGTGGAGTCAAAGTCGCCGAAAGCCACGATCCTCGGCAGCAACCAGACTATGTTTCCAAAGCAACCTACACAGTTGGACTGCGGAACATACGTGGCAGACGAATACGGCGTATCACGGCTGAACGAACTTGGAGCGGAAGTAGAAGTCATATCCCATCCGTTGATGCCCGTAAAAAGGGTCACAAACATTGAAACGTTTGAAGAAAAACTTGAAATCGCTTATTGCCGTGGTCGTGATCCTTGGAAATCCTTGACTGTATCCCGTGAACGGTTGGCATCCGCCCAGAAGATTATCGGGCTTGCGTCACAGGGCGTAGCAGTGAATTCGGAAAACGCAAAGGAAGTCGTCAAGTACCTCGGATGTTTAGAGTCACTAAACTATGACAATCTTCCACGTCAGAATTCTGTTTCGCACATGGGATGGCTGCAGGACGGACAGTTTATGCCATACGTTAAAGACGTGTCCTACGATGGAGAAAGTCCGGAATTTTTACGTATGTATGAGGAATTTTCTCCAAACGGTGACGAACAGAAATGGCTGGATATCGCACTGAACGTCCGGAAAGCAGATTCTATCCCCGCACGAATCGCACTGGCTGCAGCATTTGCCGCGCCACTTGTTTCCATGCTCGGTGGGCTTCCGTTCTTCGTGCATTTCTGGGGAGAGACTGGCTGCGGAAAAACGGTTGCATTAATGCTTGCCGCTTCCGTGTGGGGCAATCCGGACGTCGGACGGTACATCAAGACATTCTCCGGAACGAAAGTCAGTATGGAACTGTACGCGTCCTTTTGTTGCAATCTTCCAATCTTGTTTGACGAGCTTCAAGTGATATCTGACCGGAAAACATTCGACGATATTGTCTACATGTTGTGTGAGGGCGTAAGCAAAGGAAGGGGAGCCAAGGAAGGCGGACTACAGGTACAGAAACGATGGTCATCCTGCATTATCACGACCGGTGAAATGCCGATCACACAGGGGAACTCCGGCGGCGGTGCTGTGGCGCGTATTGTGGAAGTCAACTTCGGCGGGAAGCCACTTTTCGAGGACGCCCGTGGAACGGCAAACCTCTTGAAGGAACACTACGGATTCGCTGGACCAAAGTTTATTTCCATGCTCCGGAAAGAAGGAATCATAGACGCGCTGAAAGTCCTGCAAAAAAAGTTCTATACAGATCTGATGAAGGAGGACGTTCAGGACAAACAGGTGCTTTCCGCTTCCATCATTCTCGCGGCAGATACCCTTGCAACAAAAGCAATCTTTAAGGATAAGAACGCGCTGACCGTGGACGACATTAAGGAGTACCTTGTAAGCCGTTCCGAAACAGACATTAACCTTCGGTGCTATAACTGGCTGGTTGGTTTTTGCGCAGCGAATCCACGCAGGTTTGACGCAGAAGATCAGGCAAACGGAGAAATATGGGGACGGTATAAAGATGAATTCGTTTTCATTAATAAAACCGTGTTTGATAACATCCTGAAGTCAAACGGATTTTCACCTGGTGCGTTTCTGGACTGGGCAAAACGGAAGGATCTGTTAAAGAGCCAATTTTACGGGAAGGGAAACAAAAATAACCGTCCGACATGGCCGATAGCCATTAACGGGAAGAACGTACCACACGTCGGGATTAAACTCCCGCAGGAAGAACGCACAGAACAGGAGGCTTACAAGTATGCCGTCGTCGAAAATCCGGATGACATGCCGTTCTAAATTATTTACGGTGTTTACGGTGCATTTACGGTGTACCGTAAACCGCGTAAGCCTTATATATCAACGGTTTGAGGCATCCATTTACGGTTTTTACGGTTTGCGGGAATACACACACTATATATAGGACGTATATATTTTTAAAAACGGATTCAATTCAAGCGCGTACGCGCGCGTAAGACGTATGTTTGACACCGTAAAATCCGTAAAATCCGTAAATGACATACCTGAAAGCATTGAAAATAAACGCTTGTAGCCATTTACGGATTTTAAAACACACCGTAAAAAATTCACGCACACCGTAAAGAAAATACACGGAAGGGAGTAAAAAATGAAAATCTTAATCGCAGTACCGTGCATGGAAACTAACAGTGTATGGTTCACGAAAGCCTATGGGAAACTACTGATGTATATCGCAACACATCCTATTCCAGGCGAATCCATAACATTGGACGTGAAGTTTGAGGTCGGATCTCTTGTCTACGATTCCCGAAATCTGATCTGTATTGACGCGATCACGAAACAGTATGACTGGATCCTGTGGATCGACTCTGACATGGTTATGCCGGAAGACATCCTCCACCGCCTGCTTCAGACGGCAAAAGACAACAACGCACAGATGGTGACCGGACTGTATGTCAAGCGGACTTTTCCAACATCACCTGTAATTTTTTCCTGTATTGATCCGCCGGAAAAGAACGATAATGGGCAGCTTGTGAAACGCATTGCGGACTACGCCGACTACCCAAAGAATTCCGTGTTCTACGTAGCAGGGTGCGGCATGGGATGCTGCCTTACATCCGTTGCACTCATTAAGTCTGTATGGGATACGTTCGGACCAGCATTCAACCCACTCCCATGGGTTGGAGAGGACATAGCATTCTGTTACAGGGTGAACGAACTGAACGAACCGATCCTGTGCGACAGCACCGTTACCTGCGGACATATCGGATCCTATTCGTACACGGAAGCATTGCTGAAGAGAGGTGATAACGTTGACAAAACAGATTCCCATGCCTGACAGGATAAACACACAGGAACAGGAGGTGAACGGCGAATGAAAAACATTGAGTGGTGGCGTGGAACGGCCAACCACATGTGGCGTACCTACTTCGCCCTTCAGCGTGACGGCTTTAACTGGGATAAACTGTCCATGCCAAACAGACGGATCTATGCCGTATGCCATCACGTATTCCTGAAACGATTCGTTAGCAGTGACCAAGACGTACTGCGTTTCTACTTCACGTCACGTTGGGGCGACGATATCTATGCCGTGGAAGACTACTCCGCCAAGCATAACGTCCCTGTGAAAGTAATATGGATGATTATCCGCCGTGCCAACCGCGCCGTCATGGAAGAAACCGGCTTCCTTGAAAAGAAGGAGAATGATCAGGATGAGTGAACGCATCGCTGTCTACTGCGGTACACGTAACCTCTATCATGACATGACGGTCGCTGCAAAATCCATGCTGTATCATCGCGGTGCAGATCGGATCGTGTTCATGATAGAGGATGACACCTTCCCGGAACGTCTTCCGCCATGCATCATCACGATGAATGTTTCCGGTCAGCCGTATTTCCGGCACGACGGTCCGAACTATAACTCCGACTGGACATACATGGTACTCATGCGTGTGGCGCTCTCAAAGTACTTCCCCCAGACAGACAGGATCCTGTCCATGGACGTGGATACCATTGTGTGCGACGACATCTCCGGACTGTGGAATACCGATATATCCCGCGCATACCTCGCAGCTGTTCCGGAGAACGAACGATCCACCGGGTCGATCACATCGCCTTACTATAACTTCGGCGTTGCGCTTCTGAACCTGCATAACCTTCGTGACGGCATGGACGATATCATCATCCGCTCCCTGAATACGGAATACTACAGGTACAACGAACAGGACGCTGTCAACCGTTTCTGTTACGGGAAGATTGTTCCGCTCCAGGCCATGTATAACATGTCCATGTTCACATGCAAAGGAACCGTTACCAAGATAAAACACTTCGCATTTGACCGGACACGGCGGAGCCATGATCTGTACAGGAAATACGATCAGATGAAATTATGGTGAAAGGAGGATACAATGGGTCCGTTCTTCAGTATCATTATCCCTACGCACAATGGGGAAGAACGCATAGAACGAGCATTGCAATCTATTAAATCGCAGACGTTCACAGACTATGAGATCCTCGTCGTGTGCGACGACTGCACAGACAAAACGGAAGAAGTCGCACGTACCTATAACGCCAAGGTTGTCGTCGGTACATATAATCGTGACGGGCTGGCACGGAACGCAGGTATTAACGCTTCCATGGGCGAGTGGATCATGTTCGTGGATGACGATGACTGGCTCTTGCATGAGTACTGTCTGGAGCAGCTTGCAGACGCCGTAAAACTGCACGACGTGGACGTCGTGGACTTTGACTTTGTCTGGAAGGGGGAAGGCGTAAAAACCCCGTCAGAAGCCGAACGGTACGTCATGGTCTGGTGCCGCATATGGAGACGTTCGTTCATTGGAAAGAACCGATTTAATGATATCCCGTATGGCTCTGACAAAGAGTTCTTTATCCGTAAGATTCAAAACAACCCCAGCGTCCGCATCTTTGACCTGCACTCCACCATTTATTACTATAACTACATGCGCGAGGGCAGCCTGTCTTGGCACGAGCATAAAAAAATCCTGCTGGATATCGTCCTGACACACTATGACGAACCATGGAACGAGTGTAAACCATTCTTTGACATGCTGCGCTTGCAGCGAAACGTGGACCTCCATCAAGTGTCTGTCACAGTCGTGCAGGACATGCACGGACAACCGCTGCACTGGAGGGAGTGCCTGCATGACTACCCGTTTAACGTCCAGTTTATTACATGCACGGATGTAAATAATCACCCGCGTAACGTCGGTTTTGCAGCGGGAAACGCGGACTGGGTTTTGTTCTGTGACATAGATGATATGTTCGCGGATATCTGTTCGCTGCGCATGATACTTGACCAACTGCCTGTCTACGATTACGACGTCATATGGACCAAATATATCGTTGAGCAACGCTGGAACGGATCCGGCGTGTATCTGAACAAGGTGGACGAAGCTAACCTTTCCTCTGTCGTCGGTAAACTGTATCGCCGCGCATTCCTGCAGGAGAAGAACATCACCTTCACGTCCAGCATCCCAATGTACACCGACTATATCTTTAACGCTATCGTCACCGCAGAAACACAACCGTTCCGCATTGTCCAGCTGATCACAGACTTCTATGTGTACTGCAAAAACTACCGCAAGAACGGGCAATCACACCGCATCGAAAACATACCATACCTGATCGACGACCGCTTTACCCGTGACGTATACCTCGCGCAGGAGTTCCTCAACCGTGGGCTTGCGTTCGCACACAACAAGGCGGTTTGGAGCGCACTGTTGTTTGAGTACTTCAAACTGTATGACCCAAACGACAAGAACGAGAACGAGCCGTCCATTAATAACGACTGGTCACGAGCTTTCGCAGAACAACACGCAGACAGCATTAACGCACTGTCAAACGCAGAAATAGACGTCGTACGAGACGCCGTCGAAACGGAAACAATGAACCTCGTACAACGCATCTATAACGACCATCAGATTGAGTATTACCTTGTCAAAGATACCCTGCGCTTTCCGTTCGCCGCTTGGAAACTCATTGCAACGAGCGGCATTCTATCCACACAACCCGCTGCACAAAAAACGGAAATTTCTACACCCGTTCCTGTAAATTTTCAAGAACGAGCGCCTCACGTAGCTGTCTACTGCGGTACCTATAATACCTACCTGAATATGCTCACGTCCGCTAAATCCCTCCTGTATAATACACCTATGGACAAGATCTATTTCCTGATCGAGGACGACACCTTCCCTTACGAGATCCCCGATACCATTGAGTGTATTAACGTTAAAAATCAATCCTTCTTCACAACGGACGGACCAAACTTCGACAACGCTTGGACCTATATGTGCATGCTGCGCGCGGCGTTCACCAAACTGATCCCGTACGATAAAGTGCTTTCACTGGACGTGGACGTCATTGTCAATGAGGATATATCCTGCCTCTGGAACCTTGATATGCACGACCACTATCTGGCCGGCGTGATCGAACCACAACGGCAGAAGTCTACCGCAGATCCGCCCTACATTAACTTCGGCGTCGTTATGATGAACCTCGCCAAGTTACGAGCGGATAAGAAGGACGACGATATTATCTACGCACTGAACCATACCAAGTTTGGTTGCCCTGAACAGGACGCATTTAATAAACTCTGCGCTTGGCATATCCTGACATTGCCAAACGACTATAACGCTACCATACATTCCCATATCACCGGCGACGCACAACGAGAACGTATTGTACACTACGCAGGCATCAAGTTCTGGCGCCACTATTCCAACGTTAAACAGTACGCAGACATCGACTGGAACGACGTTATGCAGCAACAATTCAAACTGAAAGGAGCTTCGAAGCAATGACCAGCAGCAAAGAAAACACGAACGACAAGAACGAACAGAACGAGAACGGAACACAGCTGTCCGACGAACAAATTAAAACCGTCGTCAAGAAAAAGAAAAACCGTGGATCTGACTGGATGAAAGAGCTGACCGCAGACGGAGGAGGACGTATGAAGCCAGGCGAAAACGCGCGCTTCGTTCGCCACGCACTCGCATCATGGAATCTCCCTCCCATCGACATTTCCGACCCTGAACAGGTGCAAAAACGGCTCGGCGATTATTTTACTTATTGCGCAGAAAACGACCGCAGACCGCAAATTGTTGGCATGTGTAATTGGTTGGGAATCAATCGGCAAACGCTGAACGAATGGAAAAACGGGGATGTGAGAAGCGCAACGCATGGCGACATAGTTAAAAAAGCTTATGAAATTATGGAGGAAATGTGGACGGATTATATGCAGTACGGGAAAATATCTCCACCGACGGCAATCTTCCTCGCTAAAAACTGGTTCAACTATAAAGATGTGGCCGACGTTGTTGTTACACCGAATAACCCGATGAGCGGATTGGATACGGAAACGGCACGTAAACGACTTATAGAAGGCGTCCCGCAAGAGGACGACGAATAACATTAAAACGGGCGCGGAAACGATTCTGTGCCTGTTTTTGATTGAAATAGATATATATTCTTGATAAAGATAATATAATATATATACGGATTATACGAATATAATATATATATCAGTATTCACGACGTGACAGGTTGCTCTTGCCTCGGAACAGCTGCCAGCCAGCAG